AGGCTCGGCACACACTCACGGGATGGAGCAAAAAAGACCCGTTCGCTGTTCGCGAACTGCGGGCATCGCAATATCCTTGATTCGAGGTGCTATTGGCTATCTCCCCCGGTCGCGCCGTGGACTTCCCGCGCAGGTTTGTGTGTCCCGGTATCCTACAGATAGTAGGAGCAATAGACAAATGCGACCAGGACCGCCCCCAAAGCCCAAGCATGTCCTCGCCTTGACAGGCTCATGGCGGGCTGACCACCGCGAGGAACTCGGCGAGTTCTACGACACGCTCCCGGAGCCGCCATCCTTCATGCGGGAGCGAGCGGCAGACTTCTTCAGGGAAGCCTGCGCCCAACTCGACGCGATGGGCGTCCTCGCCAAGACCGACAAGCATGCGGTCGTCCGGTACGCAGCGACCCTCGACCGCTGGTATTCGGCCGAGGAGGAACTGGCCAAAAACGCGATCCATTTTCACAGCATGGTCGGACGCCAGGGCGAAGAAAAGGCGTCGAAGCCGACGCCGTTCTTTGCGCAGTCTGCCGCATGCCATGAACAACTGCGGCAACTTGAGGCTGTCCTCGGGTTCACGCCCGCAGACAGGACTCGCCTGGGCATGACCGTCATGGACAAGCAGGCCAAGTCGGCCGACCCCATGAAGGCGGTCCTCGCTGGTGGCTGACGTTCGAGACTTCATATCCTGCCTCCGGCACTCTCGCGGCGAGTTCGCCGGGAAACCGTTTGAGTTGTTCCCTTGGCAGGACGAGTACCTCGACAAACTCTTCAACACGAAGCGCCAAGACGGCACTCGTCAGTACAGGCAGTCCCTTCTGGCCATCGGGCGCAAGAACGGGAAAACCCAGTTGTCGGCAGGCATCGGCCTGTTTGGGCTGGTAGCCGACGGAGAGCCGGGCGCCGAGATCGTCTGCGTGGCCGGCGACCGGGAGCAGGCCACGATCTTGTTCGACGCCGCGAAGCAGATGGTCGAGGGGAACGAGACCCTTTCCTCGATCATCAAGCCTTACCGCCGGTCGCTCGCTGTCCCCAGCACGAACAGCGTCCTGAAGGTGGTCTCCAGCGAGGCCGCGAGCAAGCACGGCTACGGCTGTTCGATGATCTTGTTTGACGAGTTTCATGTCCAGAAAGACAGGGAACTTTACGATGTCCTGACCACAAGCACCGGCGCGCGGAGACAGCCGCTCACCATCCTGATTACGACGGCCGGCTTCGACCGGCAGAGCATCTGCTACCAGATCTGGCAGTATGCCGAGAAGGTCCGGGACGGCCTGATCCAAGACCCGTCTTTCCTTCCATGCATCTACGCGGCACCGAACGATGCCGACCCGTTCGACGAGGCCAACTGGCGGCTTGCGAATCCGAACTTCGGCGTGACGGTCAAGGAAGAGTATTTCCGCGAGATCGCCGCCAGGGCCAGGAAGTCCACCAGCGACGAAATGACCTTTCGTCGCCTCCACTTGAACCAGTGGACGGCTTCCGAGGAGAAGTTCTTTCGCCACGGCGTTTTTGAGGCTTGCGGAAGTCCGCTCAGGCCCACGGCCGGCCGCCCATGCTACTGCGGCCTTGACCTTGCCAGCACCTATGACACGACGGCCTTCGTGGCCATCTGGCCGGACGAAGACGGGACGTTCGACATGGAGGCGATGTACTGGATCCCAGGAGAGAACGCGCTAAAGCGCGAGCGCGCTGACAGAGTCCCGTATGGTCAATGGGCCAAGAGTGGTTTTGTTAGAATGACCGATGGTGACATCACCGATTACGACGAGATTCGCGACTACATACTCGATTTCTGCAACAGAAATTGGGTCAAAGGAGTGGCTATCGACCGCTGGAATGCGGTTCATTTGATGACCCAACTCTCTGCCGAGGGAGTGGTTGTTCACCCATTCGGGCAAGGATATGGCGCGATGAACGCGCCGACCCGCCTCCTCGAAAACATCGTGACAACTGGCAGGCTCCGGCACGGCGGGAACCCGGTCTTGCAGTGGCAGGCGAGCAACGTCCAGGTGAAGACGAACGAAGATGGATTCATCAAACCTGTCAAAAAGTCTTCCCACGACATCGGCCGCATCGACGGCATCGTGGCCGCCTGCATGGCGCTCTCGCTTTCGAGCGGCGAGATTCACGGCCCCCAAGTAGAACCTGAAATCCTGGTGCTGTAGTGGAGTCTCAGACTTCCGTCATCGAAGACATTCTTGAGATGCGCAGCGGCGTATCTCGCATCCTCGAAGAACTGATGGACAGGCGCGGCACCGTTTCTGGTGTCCAAGTGTCGCCTGAACTTGCCCTTCAGTGCAGCGCTGTTCTGGCCTGCGTCCGAGTGGTCTCCGAATCTGTGGCGTCCCTGCCATTCTCGCTCTACCGACGACTCGACATGGGCGGCAAGGAAGTGGCCGATGGGATGCCGCTGCACAAGATCCTCTCAGAGACTCCGAACCCGTGGATGACGAGTTTTGAGTGGCGGGAACTGATGAACTCCTGGGCGATGCTCTGGGGTGCCGGCTACTCCGAGATCCGGCCGGGCCGATCAGGCTCCGTCACCGAACTCTGGCCGCTGCACCCGAGCCGCATGAAGCCAGAGCGGCTGAAGAACGGCAAGATTCAGTTCCTCTACAACGATCCGAACAAGCCCGGGGATCCAATCCCGTACCGGCAAGATCAGATCTTCCGGGTAACGTGGATGACGAAGGACGGGCTGAACTGCTACGTCCCCGTCAACATCTGCCGCGAGGCCATAGCGCTCGCCCAGGCTACCGAACTGCACTCTGGTGCGTTCTTCGGAAACGGCGCGAGGCCCGGCATCATCCTGGAGTCCGACCAGCCGCTCAAGCCAGAGACCGCCCAGCGTCTCAGGCAGACCTGGAACGACGCCCACGGCAGCGGCCCAGGCAACGCATACAAGACGGCCGTGCTGCCGTTTGGCATCAAGGCCAAGGAACTCTCCGGAACGAACGAGTCCAGCCAACTGATTGAGACCCGGCGCTACCAAGTCGAGGACATCGCGAGGGGCTTCCGGGTGCCGGTCTACATGATCGGCGACCTGACAAAGAGTTCGTACTCATCGGTCGAGCAGCAAGGCTTGGACTTCGTGACGTTCACGCTGGTGCCGTGGCTTCGACGCTGGGAAGGGGCTGTCAGGCGCGATCTTGTTGCAGACGATGACAACTACTTCGCCGAGTTCGACGTTCGCGGGCTTCTTCGCGGCGACAACGCCGGCCGGGCGCAGTATTACCGGGATCTCTGGTCGCTCGGCGTTCTTTCGATCAACGAGATTCGCGCCAGCGAAGGGATGAACCCCATTGACGGCGGCGACAAGCGGTTCGTCCAGGTCAACATGGCGCTGCTGGAGTCGTTCACGGTTCAGCCGGCGGAACCAGTTGCCGCCGATCCGGCGGCAACGGATCCAGCGGCCGAAGCGGACCCTGCGGCGGCGCAGACCGACCCGGCGGCCACAGAACCGGCGGCAGACGCCGCCGCTGCACGCGCACTCTTCAAGCAGACGCTCCGGAAGTTGGCCGTCATCGAGGCCGATGGCATCAAGGAGCGCCGCAACAAGCCGGCCAAGTTGGCCGCGTGGCTCGAAGCCCACGAAAAGAGAATGCGGACAGAACTCTGCGACACAGCCAAGGCCACTGGGCTACAGATTGACGACTTCACTGCCCAGTGGATGAACGAAACACGCGAACTCCTGCTGTCGTGTCATCGCAGCGGAAAGCAGTACGAGGAGGTACTTGATACATGGACGGACAGAATCGAGAAGACATCGAGCGACGGCTGATCGCCTGCGACACCGTCGTGGAGCGGTGCGCCTGCGACAAGACCGGCAAGAAGAAGGCCGTAATTCGCGGCTACGCGGCCTTGTTCAACTCCGACTCTCACGACCTGGGTGGGTTCGTGGAGCGGATTGCGCCAGGCGCCTTCGACGAGGTTATGAGGCGCGGCACCGACGTTGTTGGCCTTTACAACCACGAACAGATGTTCCTGCTTGGCCGCGAGTCTTCCGGGACGCTGCGGCTGTCTGTGGATGAGCGCGGCCTGCGGTACGAAATCGACGCCCCTGAAAGCCGCGCCGATGTCGTCGAGTCCATCGAAAGAGGCGATGTCCGCGGAAGTTCGTTCGCATTTCGCGTGAAGGGTGCCGGAGAGAAGTGGTCGCGCATGCAGGACGGCCGACAACTGCGTGAGATCACCTCGTTTGACGGCCTGTTCGACGTTGGGCCTGTGACGCGGCCGGCCTACCCGGCCACCGAGACGTTCGTGAGTCGCCGTGCGCTTGAGATGGCCAGCCGGTCGATGTATTCAGCAGGCGACTTTGTCGCTTGGGATGGCGGCGTCGGCCGGATCGAGTACGTCATGTCGGAGGGATCCATCGGAGACTACTCCGAGTCGCCCATTGAGGCCACTCCGGACGACCCAGCCGCGCTTGTCCGGAAGTTCGACTTCGAGGACGGCACCTGGGAGGAGTCCGACTACTTCGTGGCCAAGAAGATGAGCGAACTTGTCTCGGCCAGCAACATCATGGGCGAAGCCCCAGCGTTCATCGACCAGCGGGCCGCAAGCCTGAAGCCCACGGCCGGCATGGCCGCCGCCGCCAAGCGTGGCCTGCGTCTGCACGAAGAAGGCAAGTCTGGTGACGGCCTGAAGCCAGAGACCGTGGCCAGGGCAAACAAACTCGCCCGCCGCGAAGAGATGAACGAAGATTGGGTCGTTGAGATGAACGCTTGGTTTGCCCGACACGCTTCCGACAAAAAGGATGGCTGGGACAAGGCTGGCGAGGAAACGCCGGGCTTCGTCGCGCACTTGCTCTGGGGCGGCACACCGGCGAAGAACTGGGCCGCCCGCAAGGTGAAGGAACTTGAGGGACGCGCGATGGAGGATCCGGGCGGTGAGTCCCTCTCTCCGGCCAACTTCGCGCTCTACGAAGCAATCGAGCAGATCGTCGTCGATAACGGCAAGTGGCCGCAGGGCGGGCCAGACGGGGCGCACTACATGACCGAGAACCCGTTCGCCGAGCAAGGCATGCGGTGCGAGAACTGCGTGTTCTTCGAGAACGGCGCTTGCGAAGTCGTGGACGGTGAGATCGACCCGAACGCCGTCTGCAAACTGTGGGTCATCCCGGAGGAGAGGATCCAGGAGCCGGCTTCGCCGGCTCCTGACGCCGACCCTGCTGCGAAGAAGCCCGCAGAGCGATCCATCAACCCGGCGTCGGAGGCGGCGAGGCTCCGAGCGAAGGCGTTGGAGGCCATCTCCAGTGGATCCTCTCGATAGCCTGCGCGAAGCCGTGCTGCGAGTTGCCGCCGCGCTCCGTCGTGGCGGCCGCGGCATGAAGAGTCCGCAGAAGCAGAAGAAGGTAAAACTCTCCGGTCGCAGGCCGGCGAAGGCGGGGCCGTCTGCCGGCTGCGGTACTGGTTCTGGTGGCTTCAAAGCCGGCAACAACTGCGCCAAGGAAGACGGCATTCCGCGGAAGCCTCTGTCTCAAGGCGGCGCGCTGAAGCAGCCGAGCGCAAAGCAGGACTTCGCCGCCGCAAAAGCCATGAAGGCGAAGGCCGCCGCCAAGAAGGCGGCCAAGGAGGCCGCGGCGAAGGCAAAGTCGGCTGTCGAGAAGCCGAAGCGAGAGAAGCAGAAGAAGATCGACAAACTCAAGAAGGCCGCCGCCGACCGCAAGGCACAAAAAGACGCCAAGTCGGCCGCCGAAACCAAGGCCGCCCAAGAGGCAGTCGCCAAGAAGAAAGCGGCCATGCTCCAAAAGATCCGCGTCAAGAGCGCGAATCAGAAGATCGCAGTCGTCGGGACGCCCAAGAGCATCAAGCAGGAACTTCAGGAACTCAAGTTGAAGAAGGCGAGCGAGAAACTCGCCGTCTCATCTACGCCCAAGAGCATCAAGGACGAACTTGATGAACTCAAGGCGTCGATGCAGAACCTCAAGAAGATCGCAGCGCCGACGCCCAAGCCCGCCCCTGCGCCGCCGCCGCCAACCGTCAAGCCGTCAAATCCGCCTGCGTCCAGCAAGGTCGGCGAACTCCAGCACAAGAAGAAAAACCAACTCACGCCCGGCGACCAAGACCAGTTGAACATTGACCGGGAGCGGGTGTTCGGCAAAGACTCTACCGACGGCTGGAAGTACGGTGCGGCATATCAAGACTCCCTGAAGGTTAGGATTACTACGAAGATCAAGACATCGTTCGATGCCGCAAAGCGGCTCGAAAAGATGGGCATCAAGGAGTCTGATGTCACCGACGAGATGCTCAACACGTTCGACACCAGCGGGAAGTATTACGGCAGCAGTGCCGCAGCCGACAAACTCATCCTGGATGGCGTCCCGGCGCAGTATCACAGACGATACGCGCTGTCGGCCGGAATGGTTGACAGTTGGGCCAACACCTCCGGCGACTCGTCCGCGAAGGCTATCGGAATCCAGTATGCGATTCGCGAAGAATTCAACGTGAAGGGCGCGTACACGCGGCACCTTACTCCGAAGACAACCTACGGCACCGTGGCCAAAGCCGAGTTCAAGGCGCTGGCAAACAAGGTCGGAAACGACAAAGCCGTGCGGGCGGTAGTCAGGGCGCACTACGAAAACACGCAGGCACGGCTGAAAGCCGAAGGTATCTCCGAGATCACTCTCGTTCGCGGGTACAGCAGTTCCGCCAAAATCAACGTGAGCGGCGATCAAGTTGTATCGCTCCAGCCGGCGTCTAGTTTCTCGATGGACAAGAGCATCGCGGCCGGTTTCTCAAACAATGGCGGGGCAAGCAAGGCGCGGCACCTAGTCCTAAGAGTCCCAGCAAATAGGGTTCTTTCAACGTCTGTTTCTGGCTTCGGGTGCCTCGGCGAGCAGGAGATCGTAGTATTGGGCGGCAAGGTAACTGGCCGGGTTCATAAAAGCGCCTGGAGTTGGTGATGCTCAAAGACTTCTTCGCAGACGACGATTCGCCCGACGAGAACGACGCCGACCCCATCGACGCCGAACTGTCGAACGCCGATTGGCCCAAGCGGACCAAAGACACCCAGGCCGACATCGAGGAAGCCCTTGCCTCCGCGCCGCCATCGACCCCGTTCATCCACGGCCGCAACTGGTTCGCGTGGTTCGACTACGAAACGATGGATTGGGACGGAGACAGCGAGGACGCCCCGGTGGGCATGCTCCGCGAAGAGTTCAACGAATCTCGCATCACCGAGTACGTCGATGCCGAGAAGACGCGCCGTGAACTCTACGAAGACGCCGTCATCTTTTTGGCCATCTGGGGCGTGAAGGCCGAAGTGGTTTCCTGACCACCCGCCGACTGACTTGCACGGCGCGCCATGCAGCGCGTAGGCTACAGGTAGACATATTGCTCCGCGATGGAAGTCGCGGAGTGCAGTGCGAGCGACTTGAGGATTCATTTCGCGGCGCGCTTGCGGGAACCACCCGCCAGCCGCCGCTTTTGCGTTTGGCTGGCTCAGACAAGGAGCAACAGCCAGATGAAGAACCTCAAGCGACTTCAGGATCGTGCCGCGGCCATCGCCGCTCGCCTCAACGAACTTGCCGACATCGACGAGCGCTCGGAAGAGCAGACCGTCGAACTTCGTCGGCTCACCGAGGAGGCCGACACGGTCAAGACCGACCTTGAGTTCGAGCAGCGCCTTGCGGCCAAGTCGGCCGAACTCCAGACCATGATCGAGCCGGCCGCCCCCGCTCCCGCCAAGGGCAGCGAAGAAGGTGCGAAGCAGAAGAAGACCGAGGTTCGGGCGATTCTGCCCCATCACAGCACCCTGAAGGCGTTCAACGACGGTCCCGAGGCCGTCGAGTCGGCCTACCGCTCGGGCCGCTGGCTCGGCGCGACGGTGTTCCGCCGGGAGGAAGACCTCCGGTGGTGCAAGGACAACGGCGTGGACACCCGCGCACTCGGCGAGAACTCGAACGCCCTCGGCGGCGCTCTGGTTCCCGAAGAGTTCGCCAACCGGGTGATCCGGCTCGTCGAGACCTATGGCACGTTCACCTCGGCCGCCGAGAACGTGTCGATGAGCCGCGACACCCTCATCATCCCGAAGCGGGTTTCTGGCACCACGGCGTACTTCGTTGGCGAAGGCTCCGGCGTGACCGAGAGCGACCCGACCTACACGAACGTCAGCCTGACGGCGAAGAAGTTGGCCGTGGCCTGCCGTATGTCGAGCGAGGTGGTGGACGACGCTTTTGTGAGCCTCGCTGACAGCGTGGCTCAGGAGTTCTCGACTTCGCTGGCATTCCGAATCGACACTTGCGGCTGGATCGGCGACGGCTCGGCCCAGTTTGGCGGCATCAACGGCATCGTCAACAAGATCAACGACGGCACTCGCACTGCGTCGGTGGTCACGGCCCTCGCCGGAAACACGGCGTTCGAGACCCTCGACATCGAGGACTTCCTCGCGGTCGTCGGCCGGATTCCTCTCTACGCCCGCCAGGGCGCTGCGTGGTACATCTCGCCGGCCGGGTATGCGGCGAGCATTGCTCGCCTGAAGTACGCAGCCGGCGGCAACACCGTGGACAACATGGGCCGAGACGCCGGAGAGTCCTTCCTGGGCTACCCAGTGAAGACGATCCACGTTCTCAACAGCACCCTCGGGGCCGACGCCAACAAGGTGAAGGTTCTGTTCGGGAACATGGGCCTATCGAGCATCTACGCTCGCCGGCGTGACTTCTCGGTGCGGCTGTACGATCAGGTCTACGCCACGACCGACCAGTTGCTCCTCCAAGGCACGATGCGGTTTGACATCAACCACCACTCCCTCGGATCTACGACAGAGAGCGGCCCCGTGGTCGCCCTCCGTACTCCGAACTCTTGATAGCGAAGGAGCAATCAGCAGATGATCCCTCTCCAGAATCACCGGATGGTGGGCGAACTCCCGACCGCGGCGGTTGGCGCCACGGCTACGGCTACGCTGACCATCGACACCATCGGCTACGACAGTGCCAGCATCGGCGTCCTCCGGGCGTCGAACGCCAGCACGGTCTTCGCCAACGTCCTGAAGGTGGCCGAGTCCGAAGAGTCGAACGCCAACTTCGTTGACATCACGGCGATGGTGGCCGGCGGCACCGGCGGTTTCACCATCCCGGCGATCTCGGTGGCCGGAACTGCCTTGACGCAGGTCGTGAAGTTGGACGTTGACACCAAGGCTCGTCGTCGGTATCTGCGGGTGTCCTACACCCCGGGCGCCTCGGCGACCGTGGCCATCGTCGGACGGCTCGGCCGGGCCGAAGAGATGCCAATCGACGCCACCGGTGCGAACGTCCTGACCTGGGTCCGTGGCTGATCCCGTATAGCGGGACGGCCAGGACGGCCGACAAAGGCGCAAGGAAGCGCGCCCGCTCCAACACAAGGAGCGAATGACATGATGCTGCGTGTCGGCAACTGTGAGGCCGAGGCGAAGGTGGTTGCTCTGATGAGTACGCCTCGCCTCGGCTTCACCGATAACTTCTTCTGCGTCGCGCAAGCGCTGACGCCGCACAAGATCCCCCTGGTAAAGCACTCCGGGGCATTTTGGGGTCAGTGCATCCAGAGGTCAATGGAGGAGGTCGTCAACGACTACGACATCATCCTGACCATCGACTACGACAGCATCTTCACGGAAAAAACCATCGAGGGGCTGATGACGCTCCTGTACCATTCCGGCATGGACGCCATCGCCCCGCTTCAGCAGAAGCGGGAGAGCAACACGGTGATGTTCGCACTCCCCGGCGTGAAGCCGGAGGACAAGACCACGGTCGAGGACGAGTGGTTCTCGAAGCCGGTCCAGCCGGTCGAGACGGCCCACTTCGGCTGCACTCTGTTTCGGACGGCCGCACTCAAGCGGGTTGCGAAGCCGTGGTTCTCTGCCGCCCCGAACGACAAGGGCGAGTGGACCGGTGGCCACACAGACGAGGACATTCACTTCTGGCGCCAGTGGGCCGCGGCCGGTAACACAGCAGGGTTGGCCACGCATCTCAGCATCGGCCACGCCGAACTGATGATTACTTGGCCGAGCAGGACTGAACCGAGCGGCAAGGTGCAGCAGCACACGACCGAGTTCTGGAAGGACAAGAATCCGCCGGAAGGCTCATGGGGGTTCCTGAAATGAAGATCGAGATCGTTCGCCCGTTCGGCGGGTATCGCGCCGGGCAGAAGTTTGAGTGGGCCGATGGCATGGCTCGCATTCTCATCGGCCGCGGACTCATCAAGGAAGCCGAAGAGTCGGTCGAGGCGGCCGCAGTTGACGTGCGCTCCGAGACTGCTGCGATGGCAGTGCAGAAGAGGAAGTTCAAGTGACCTACTACTTCATCGAGCCGGGGCTTCCTGCGAGCGGTGTCACTCCGTACCGCAGCCTGATCCGGGTCACGCCGCCAGCCGTCGAGCCTGTGACAATGGCCGAAGCCAAGGCGCACTGCCGCGTCGATACGGCCGACGACGACACCTACATCTCGACGCTGATTACCACCGCGCGGTCCTACGTCGAGGACATGCTCGACATCTCCCTCATCACGACCGTCTGGGAGGCCCGGTATGACTGCTTCCCGCTGTGGGAGATCACACTGCCGCGCCCGCCCATGCAGGCCGGCGGAGTCGTCGTCACCTACCGGGATGAGGGCGGAACTACCAGGACTCTCGCCGGCACCGAGTACCAGATCGACAACTTCACCACGCCCGGCCGGATCTACCCGAAGTACGCCGGCAACTGGCCGGCTGTTCGCGGCGACGAGAACAGCGTCGTGGTCCGGTTCTCCTCGGGCTACGGCGCCACGGCCGCCAGCGTCCCGAACATTATCGAACACGCCATCTTGCTCCTAGTCGCTCACTGGTACGAAACCCGCCAGCCGGTAGCGCAGGGCATGCAGATGCCGATCCCAGGCACCTTCAACACGTTGCTCGCCGCGGCGGGGTGGGGCGGATACCGGTGACTCTCACTGCAACCGTTGGGCTGACCATCGAATCGAACGACTACGGCGGCAGTGGCCTTTCGTCGTCGGTGCTGTCGCGCTCGCTTTCGTCGTTCGTTGGCGTCAACGACTGCACGATGGTGCGCCGAGAGGAGCGCACCATCGGATCGTCTGGCGCCGACGACATCAGCCTGTCGGCGTTTTCCGCCGTCAAGGTTCTTTGCGTCAGGAACCTGTCAAGTGCGGCCGTCATTGGCATGACGGGCGGCTGGAACGGAACCGAGTTCAGGAACTTCCTGCCGGATGCAGTCCAGTGGAACTTCGCGCCCGTCATCAACCTGGGAAGCCTGACGATTCGTGGCTACCCAATCCGGCCGATGGGAGTGTTCCTGGTCTCCTGCCCGAACTCGGCCGGACTCCTGTCCACAATCGGCGGTAGCACTCTCCGGATTGGCGGCCCAAGCGGCACGAAGTACGAACTCTATGTCATGGGGACTTGACGAATGCCGCTCAACGCTCAAATCCTGATGTCAATCATCGCCCAGGAGTCCTCATCGTCGAACATGGCGACGACCATGCGGACGACGCCGGCCTCCTACTCGCTCGCGCTGACTGACGGCACCGGCGCAAATCAGTCGCAGTTGGCGTGGAGCGAGGTCGAGACTGTCGGCGGTGACGCTGCGAACGAACTGATGATCCAGGCGCTCAGCGATGACCGCGGCGTAGTGAACTTGGCTTCAGTGAAGGCCATCTACGTCCGCAACAAGTCGGCAACGTCGGTTTTGTCGGTGACTGCCCAGAACTGGTCAACCTTGTCGCCGACCCTTGTTCCGTTCAATCACCGCATCCAGCCGGGCGGCGCCATGCTCGTCACCAATCCAGGCGCGTCTGGCTGGACGACGGGGGCTTCCTCGGCGCTGTCGCTTGTCGCTGCGGCCAGCGGCGAAACAGTGAACTACGACCTCGTCCTCATTGGCGAAGGCACCGTCGCGTGATTATCGGCCGCATGAGAGAGCGCGTTGCGATCCAGACCCCCGTCGAGGCCCGCAGCCCGACGGGTGAGACGACGCTTTCGTGGACCGCGCTCGCGACCGTCTGGGCCAGCGTGGACGGGCTGTCCACGCGGGACATTCTCCAGGCGCAGCAAGCGAACCTCGTCGCCACGCACCGCATCAGGATCCGGTATCGCGCAGGCGTGAACCACACGCACCGGATCGTCTGGCGTGGTAGAACGATGGAGATCGCCAGCGTTGTCGAGAAAGACAACCGCACCGCGCTTGAGATCCTCGCCAGAGAGGTGCAGTGATGACCAAGGCAGACGCATTCATCCGGATCGGCGTGAAGGGCATCAAGCCCGTCTTGGACATCCTCGACACCGTCGCCGGCGCTGCGTCGTATGGCAAGACTCTTGAAGAGGTGCTGAAGAAAGCCGCGGTCCCGATCAGGGACGGGTACAAGGCCGCTGCGCTGACGCACGACGCCACCGGAAACCTTGCCGCCAGCACGACGATCAAGACAAAGACGTACCGCCCAGGCGTGTCGGTGGCAATCGCCGGCCCGCGTCACACCGGCTCGTCCGGCGCAACAACCGAACTTCCGAGCGGCAATCACAGTTGGCTCGTCGAGTTCGGAAGCAACGGCCGCCGCAGCCCGTCTTCGAGGGGGAAGAGAAAGACGTATATCAACGTCCACAAGAAGATCAACAAGAAAATGACGCAAGTCGCGACCCTTGAGGACAGCGATGATTTTGCCAAGCGGTCCCAGGGGTACTACTTCCTGATGTCTTCGTGGCGCGAGCCGACGCGGCAGGCCCGCGCAGGAAAGGGGTATACACACGACTTCCTGCCGGGTGGCGGCGTCTACACGCTCCAGCCTGGAAAGACCTACGGCGCCATGCCGGCGTATCACCTCATGGAAAACACCGTCAAGGCAAAGCGGGCGCAGTCAGAGAAAATCATTCGTGACGGCCTCATCGACGCCATCAACAAGGCCGTTGCGGGGGCGCTCTGATGATGCTCCTGCCGGAGAGCCATATTTACGCCCGGCTGGTGTCGGACCCAGGCGTGGCACGGCTGGTCGGGTTCCAGGTCTACCCCATCGCGGTCCCGAAGGGGGCAGCCATGCCGTTCATCCTCTACAAGCGGTCGAACGTGCGGCGGGAGGGGACGCTGGGAAACACCCCGCTGTTCATGCCGGAGGTCTCGCTCCAGGTAGCCTCCTGGGCGCTGACCTATGAGGGCGCCAAGGAACTTGCGGACGCCGTCAGGCTGTCCCTCGATGGCCACACAGGCACACTCTCCGGGGTTACAATACACGATATGAGGCTTGTCTCCGAAGTGGACGACTTCCTCGACCCCACCGCGGTTGGGGCGCAACTGCCACCGGCATACGAAGTCAGGCAACTGTTTCAGGTCCGCTGGTCTGAAGCGACCGGCTGACACAATCCAGCGCAAGGAGGCGCACCAGAATGGCAACGTCGGCACAGGGACTTACCTTCACGTTTGGCGGCAGCGCCGTCACCGTCACCTCGGTGCAAGTCAGTGACACGCAAGACCTCCTCGACGAGACCCACCTCGGCGTCCCCGCCAACGCGCGGCGTCTGTTCACGGGCGGTTTCGCCACGAATCGCGAAGTCCAGATCGACTACATCAACACGACGATCCTCGTCGCCGGATCGTCCGGCGCCCTGTCGATCAGTGGCCCGATGTCGTTCAGCGGCAACGCGACCGTGTCGAATGCCTCCATCGGCGGCTCGGTGGGTGACTTCATTCGAGGCTCCGCGACGTTCCGGCTCGCCTGACGCCGGAGGCGCCGGTGGCTATCTCGTCGCAGGGCATTACGTTCTCGTTCTCTGGGGCTGCGTTCTCGATCTCTGGCGGCGTCACCTCGATATCTATCGAGGAGGCGCAGCCCGAGATTGTGGACATGACTGGCGCTACGGACTCGGTCGGCGCCAGAAAGATGATGTCCACCGGGGACGTTCTGACCCCGCCAAAAGTCACCATCGACTATTTCCGCACCGGAAACGACTTGGCCGGCTTCGCGCCAGCGGACTCGGCTGGCGATTACGGTGCGATTGTGCTTCAGCATGCAGCGTTCACAGTCGCTAAGAACGCCATTATTGAAAGCGCCTCGACGGAGTTGGCCGTAGGAGACGCAATTCGCGGAAAAATCACATTCATCATCAACCCACTGGAATAAACCATGTCACTCAGCAAGGCGGCGATTCTGGCAGCGAAAGACGTTCGACTCAGCAGCGCGGAGCCTGTCCCGGAGTGGGGCGGCGATGTCTACTTCAAGACTCTCTCCGGCCTGGAGCGGGACGCATTCGAGGAGTCGTACCAGGACAACAAGATGCGGGCCTTCCGCGTCCGGTTCCTTGTTCTCACCCTCTGCGACGATGGCGGCTCGCGACTGTTCGACGAAGGAGACTTCGAGGCTCTCGGCCAGAAGTCCAGCACGGTCATCAACCGCCTGTTCGAGAAGGCGTGGAGCCACAACGCTTTCACCTCGGAGGCAGTTGAAGCGCTGGGAAAAGATTCACCGAGCGACCAGAGCGGAAGTTCTACTTCCGACTAGCGCTGGCGCTCGGGATGACGGTCAAGAGGTTGCTGTCAGAGATAGACTCAGAGGAACTCAGCGAGTGGTTCGCGTATGACCAGCGGTGGCCCCTCCCGGACCACTGGTGGCAAACGGCCCGCATCTGCCGCACGATCATGGCGGCGAGCGGGAACTATAAGCGACTGCCCGAAGAGGACATCTTTGTGCCGGCCGCCATGAAGCCGCACCAGACGCCAGAGCAGATGTTCGCGGAACTGTCGAAACTCAAGGATGAGTGATGGCCCTCCTCGGCAAAATCTCGGCAGTTCTGACTGCAAACACGCAGGACTTCACGCGCCAGATCGGCACGGCGAAGCGGGAACTCACCGACTTCGCGAGGACCGTCAACGGCATCCGGCTGAACCTTGACAACAAGGCTCTCAACGGGACGCTGACGCAACTCCAGAGGTTCCAGCGGACCATCCAGGAGATCAAGAAACTTCAGGCCCAGGGCGTCGGGGCCGGACTCCCAAACCCGGACAGGCTTCTTGGCCAGTTCAAGGCTTTCGAGGACATCGGCAAGCCGCTCACGGCCCTGAAGAACCAGATCGAGGGTCTCTCGTCCTCGATCCAGCAAGAGTTGTACCCTGAACTCGGAAGGGTTCAGGCCGGCTTTCGGAGACTCTACAAGGAGATCGCCGACGGCACCGTTACGTTCGAGAGCCAAGGCTCCAGGATCGACGCCCTGAAGAACAGGCTTGTCGCCCTTGGTCGCGCCACGGCCGCGATGAAGGACTTCGGCGGTCTTGTCGGCAAACTCGACGCCAACAACGCCGGTGCTTCGTTCTTCCAGCCGCGAGCCAAGGAGGCTCTCCAGAAGTCACTGTCACTGCGAGATCAGGCCGAGAAGATTCCTGCCGCCTACCGCGGCGGCCAGTTTGCTGATCTCGCCGTCGCGGCAGAGCAGAACGCAGGCAAGATTGAGGCCGCCGCGGCGCGGGTCGCAAAGGCTCAACTCCTGATTGCCTCGAAGGGGGCAACGCCAAGCCGTCTCGTCATGCGCGGCCGGGCGCAGCAGCAACTCGACAGGGCGACCGTAGACCAGGAAGCGATCAACAATCTGTTCTCCAGAGAGATCTCCTCGTCCCAGATCCGACAAGTTGTCTCGCCGGCAGCGACCCGCGAGGTTGACGCGCTCATCGAGAAGTTCTCCGAACTGTCCGGGACGCTGCGCAGCACGGGCGACACTCGCTTCAACGGGCTGATCTCATCCGTCGGGTCGGTGGTTGAGAAACTGAACCAGGGGACCGCGGCCGCCAAGGAGGCAAAGGCCGCCGTCGATTCTCTCGCCGCCGCCTCTCGACAAAGGGATAACGCGAAGGCCGGTTTCGATGCCGCGGACAAAATCTTCCGGACCGACTCGGAGCGGACCGTCAGCCAGATCAGGTCAGACTTCCAGGCGCAGCGCAATCAGATTATCGGCGGCCGGCCAACGCTCGGCCCTCGGCGCCAGCGGAGCATCGAGCGCCTAAACATCGGCGAGGCGTCCGCGCTGGAGCGCGAGCAGTTCAATCGAGTCGTTGGGGGCAGCGTCGGAGACCTCTCCAAGCGCGTCAAGGACATCAACGACCCTGCGCTCAAGAAGGAGTTCGACAACATCCGGTCGCTCTCCACGGACGCCAACTTGACGCTGCAAAGGTCTTTTGACGCCAAGGGGCCGAAGGCCGCTGGCCAGGCGCTCGACGAGTACCGCGCGAAGTACGACCCACTTATCAAGAAGATCGAGGCGTTCGAGGCTCGCATTAAGTCGGCCGAGACCGCCCAGAAGAGGTTCCAGCAGTTCCTTGAGATCTCCGGAAGCCGCAGCGACAAACTCGGCGCCGACCTGGACAGGGGTGCGAGCGACATCGCGGTTGCGAGGCAGTTCGCAGGAAACTTCGGCGCCAACAACATCGCTGGCCGCCGAAACGTCTCCGCGGAGATTGAGAAGCAAATCAAGGTCTACCAGCGGCTCACCGAGATTCAGCAACGCATCTTCGACAAGGACTTCAAGAACGAAGGCGCCAAGTTGAAGGCCATTCAAAGCGTGACGAAGGCCGTCGAGAATCAGCGCGAGAAACTCAAGCAGACCGTCGTGGACAACAGCGACGGGCTGGTGAACGGCAGGCAGTACGACGCCGCGGCAGCGAGGGCCGCCAAGAACCGCGGATCGTTTGCCATCGCCGGCGCCGCGTCTGCGCAACTCGCATTCCAGCAAGGTCTGTTTGCCATCGACGACTTCATGTCGGCAACCGGCGGCGTCGAGTACAAACTTCGCGCCATCGGGAACAACATCACGCAACTCGGCCTCTTGCTCGGCCAATCAGGCGTGATTCCTGGAATCAACGCCACGACCGGCCTTCTGATCGGCCTCGCGACGGTCCTCGGAGGCCAACTCGCGTCTGCGTTCGCGCGGTCAATCGGCGGCGCAGTCGGCTTCGACGACAAACTAGAAGCCCTGAACGACACGCTCCGCACTCAGCAGTCGGCCGTAAAGGATCTCGCCACCGCGTTCTCCAATCTTGCCAAAGAGATCGGAGGGATCGGACTGTCAGCGCAGCAGGCTGACGCGGATCAGTTCATCAGAAAACTCGACGAGATCCAGAAGAAGCAGGAGGAGTTCCGTCGGCTCGCCGTCTCCGCTCCTAATCTCGAAGTTGCGCAGCAGCGCGGCGTTGCCGTCGCGCTGGAAAAGAAACTCAAGGACGAGGCAAACCCCGCCGTTAGGATCGGCCTGGAGCGACAGATCAAGGCAGCGAGGCGGGCGGAGCGCCGGGCGCAGGATCAGGCCGTCCGGGACGCGGCCAGGATCACCCCGGAGGGTGCCGCCGGGATCGTGATCGGCGCAAGGACGGCCTCAAACGACGCTGCTGCCCTCAAGGCCGCTCAGTTCGCAAACCCGGACTTGCCGCCACCGATTGCAATCGCTGACGCGCTCCGCAGGGCAGACCTGAAGAACAAGGAGTTCGCTAAGAGCGTCGAGGACAGACTCGGCGCCGAGAAGACTGTCGGAGGCCGATTCCAGGCGGCCGGAAACCTCCTGCTGTTCGAGCGGTCGCGGCTCGAAAAAGAGGCGCGCGGACCAGCCAGAGACGAGTCTCTCCGCAAGGTCGAGGAAGCCATCGCGCAACTCGACGATGCGATCATCGCCATCACGAACACCCTGGAACTCGGCGCCCTCACCTCTGCGAAGGCGGCCTCCGACCGCATCGGTCGCGCGCAGGATTCCATCGCCGAATCCATTGAGGCCGGAATCCCGAAGGCGGCCGAAGTTGAAACGGCCCTTGGGTCGCTGTCCCGCGACCTCAAGGCCGCCCTTGATTCGCTGGCCGAGGCACAGAAGTCTGCCAGGGAGAACAATCTCGGCGCGAACCCCGACGCCGTGGCCAATGCACAGAAGGAGATCGACGCCATCACCCGGGCCATCTCTAGCCGAGAGTTGGAAGCCCAGGTCATTCGCAACTCGCTCGACGCCAGGAACGCCGAGGTTGCTGCCATCGAGTCGGCCGCCAAGAAGTTCGGCGCGGCGTTTGACGCCATCCTGAACGAGTCGAACTCGATGGTCGATAGCGCGAAGAAGCGCGCCAGTGACACCAGGGCGGAAGCATTCATGCTCGGTGGGCGGTCGCCAATCGCGAACAGGGTCGCAACCGTCGCCGAGCGCGGAATCGAACGGCAAAGAGACCTCGCCGCGCAGGTATCGGCCTCGGTTGCAGCAGCAAGAGACGCCGCGCGAATGGATCCCGAGGTTGTCGCCGGTGAGCGCCGTGTCGCGGAAATTGACAGAATGCTCAAGTCCGAGGGCGTACTTCGTGGGAATGTTGACAGGCAACTCCTGGTGAACGAACGGTCTGGCATTCTCGCCGCGAACGACGCCAGGATCAACGGCATCGCCGAGAATGACTTCAGCGTTCGACGGGCGCGCAACGTACAACTTATGGACTCCGTAAAGGCGAAGTCTGCCGAGGAGGGCTTCGCCGCGTCTCTCACAGACGCACAGAAGTCCGGACTCGACCTTGCCAAAAGCCTCGTCAACGTCAGGGACGCTGTGGACAGGAATCTCGTCAACCAGGACGATGGAGCGAAGGCCCAGCGCCGCCTCGTTGACGAAGCCATGCGGAACACCGCCCCGGCCATCTTCAACATGGCCGACGAGGTGCAGAACGCAATTATGCAGGGTCCGTCGAGGGCGGCTCTCCAGGCCAGCGACGTTTCGACTGTCCAGGGCGCGTCGGAACTCAACCGGCTTCTGCGGGGCGACGACTCCGCGAAGAACCAGAACCTCGTCGAACTGCAAAAGCAGAGTCAGTCACTCGACCAACTCGTTCAGATCGCCAAGGAAAACGGCGCACCGCCGGGCGTATTCGACAACTAAGGAAGGGAATCATGGCAGATATTTCTTACGGAATCACCGTTCGGGTGGACAAGGGTTTTCTGTCGAACGCGATGGGTGCGCAGAACGTGACCGCCACGATGGCCCTCACCGGCCTCAGAAGCGACACATACACACTCTCCACGAGCGCGTCGAGCATCTCGACGGCAAACCTCGGCAGCGTCGGCCTGGGCTTCATGCGGAACCTGTCCACTGCTACGGCGACCACGGTCCAGATCGGCATCCTGTCGGGCGGCTCGTTTCTGCCGTTCTCGACGCTTCGAGCCGGCGAGCCGGCCGTGTTCCGGCTCACGACCGGAACCACCTACCAGGCGCGAGGCGAGGCTGGAACGCGACTCCGCGTTGACATCACCGAGGGCTGAAGATGGCGGTCGTAAGCGAGATCACAAGCGGTACGCAGTTCTCCAGGACTCTGAATGAGAACCAGATCGCCGATGCGCAGACGCGGGTGTTTCGCGTCATCAGGGAGAACATCAGCGAGTACGTTGACATTCAGGGTGTCTGCGGGATCCGCATCGGTCAGCCGCACCCACAGAACGCCGGCCTGACTTGCACCTCGTTCGACGGCCGGCCAGACGGCGACAGCCGGATGGTGCTGATATGCACCTTCCAGTACGCCTCGGCCGCCCCATCGAGCGACGGGAGCCAGAGTCAGCCGAAGCAGCAGGCGCCGAACATTCGGCCTGCCAACTGGTCAGTATCGTCAACGACATACGAAGCCCCGGCCTACAAGTGGAACGCGATCTCAGGCCCAGACCAAGCAAAGGGCTGGATCGCGCCAACGAACCCAGTTGGCGACAGGTACGACGGCGTCACCAGGATGGAGCCGCTCGTCACGTTCTCAATCGAGCAGTATGAGTCATCGGACCCGACCCGCCATGTCCAGTACGCCGGCGTTGTGAACCGAAGCACATTCAGTATTGGAGAGTTTGAAGCGCCGCCGCGGACACTCATGTTCAAGGGTGTTCAGTCGCAGCCTGTGGTCGAGCCGTGGGGCGAAGATTTCTACCGCGGCTGGAAGGCGACCTATGAGTTTGTCTACCGGCGGAACTACGCAGGCCCAGACCTCAAGAGCATCGGCTGGGACATCGCCGTTCCGCAAACTGGCTTCAACGTGAAGGCGTTCGTCCCTCCCGGTGGAGGCGACGATGACCCATACGGCCAGCCGCTTTCGCACGACAACGGGAAGATCCGGATTCCGATCATCTTGCCGTCGCAGATTTTCGCCAACGAAAAGGTCAGGGCGATGGTCAAAGTGTTCGAGTACGACAACGGCGGCGCCTCTCAACTGCCATCGGCCCAGCCGATCCCGCTGAACGACAGTGGTCGCCCGCGAAAGGACACCGCAGACCCGAAGGTTCATGTCTACAGGTATCAAGTCCAGGAAGATCACGACTTCTCCACGTTCAACATTCGGCTTTACTGAACATGGCCAGACCAGAGCGGTACTTCATTGGGCCGCGCATCAAGAACAAACTTGAGGGTCTGTTCGCAGAGAACGAGTCCCCAGGCAAACTCGGCGAGGGCGGGATCCCGCTGCGCTTGCAGACTATGGCCCGCCGCGGCGGAGGCGGCTCTCCAATCAAGATCGGCTCCTACAACACAAACGGGATGCAGTGGGAGAAAGGTTCTTCGTTTAGCGTCCACGAATATGAGATCCAGGCTGAAGAAAACGGTTCTCACACCCTTGTGCCTCGATTCAACAACTCAGTTCCGGTGACTGTCTCGGTCCTGAACCTATTCGTGACAATCCCGCCCAACTACGACCGCGTCAGGTATTGTGCATTTACGCCGATCAACGGCGTCAACGTCCTCATTGTTGCAGAGTGCTGATATGTCATCCGGTGCCATCGAAGACGATTTCAAGGTTGGCTACTTCGGCCCGGCCGTGTTCGGAGGTGGCATCACCTCGCAGGACGGCATTTCGGTTCTGTACGGCATGGACGGCGAGCCGAAGTGCTGCTGCGTCCCTGTGAAGTGCCACATGCCCGATGCCATCTCGGTGTCGCTGTCTGGCTTCTGGGGAGAGTGGGCCTACAAGCGTCCTGGGGTGTACCACAGTACGCACCAGGGGATCACGGGCGAGTCGTTCTGCACCAACGGCGTGTCTCCGCCAGTCAGTTTTACCAATCCTTGCTGTCGGCTTGACGACTGCTGGACGACCGTGCGCTCTGCGTGGTTTGACGGCCGCGCGGACGGTCTCCTCGACATCACTTGGTATCCGTCAAGGAACGTGTGGGAGTTGCCGGACGGGCCAGACGGCGCGACCATCGGCTACGCTCAACTCTGCATCCAAAACCCGGAGATGCTGGAGTTCTTTCCGGGCCTCGATGGCGACCCTCCGACGCCAGTTGAAGTTGACCCACTCTGGTTCAACAACGGGTCTTTCGATTGCTCCTACGTCGACGAGTTGTGCGGAGGAGACATCTCATACGTCACTAACCAAGACATCAAGTGGCGATGGCAGTTCTCGCCAGAAACACGGCCTGGGTGGCTCAACAACTACACGCCCGAGAGCGAGGCGATTGCCCGCTCCAACTGGGTTCTTCATCTTCCGTCGTGCGTGTACCAACTCTCGGCCTACGTCCCAACGTGTCACATCATCGGCGCCACGGCCGGCGACCTCAATCAAGGCACCATTCTTCGCCGGCTCGATGACCAGATGCCGCCGGTTCTTCGGCCTGTCATAGACCGTCAGAGAACGCCAGAGGCAGGCGAAGTCTTCCAGGACGCGCAACTCCTGTTCGACGTTTACCTGCGTCCATTCATTCAGAGTTGGTGGAAAGACGAGAACGGCGCGATCAGGGGGGGTTGGGACGGTCGATACAACCGCTACTCGGTGGACTACGTTTGCAGCCCAAGGTACTACCCGCCTGTCGGAAACAACATCGACCTGTTCACATACAACTGCCTCGCCCCAGGCGGGATCGTGCCGCCCAAGTTGTCCGTCGAGCCTCACGACGGAGGTGGTGGCGGCGGCGCGGAACTGGCGTTCACGATTGAACCTGTGGCCGGAACAGGGTCAACGCCGCGCGACACGCTCTGGCGGGTAGCATCGGTAGCGATCACAAGCGGTGGCAGCGGCGCGGCTGTCGGAGACAAGTTCCGCATCGACTACTACGAAGACCCCATGCGGGGCGGCGAGTTCAGGGACTCCGAGACGCCGCAGGAAGTCGAGGTGACTTCTGTGGACGAAGAAGGCGTCGTCACCGGCGTCCAACTCGTCGAGCAAGAGTACGAAGGCGACTTGACGAAAAGGGTCTACTACGGCCGCTTTTTGTGTCACCCGAACAGCGTGGCGCTTCGCGGAACCGGCTACTCCGAAGGTGACATCATCGAGTGGCATGTTGTCGATCAGCCGACGGAACTCGGTGGTGGCGTTGCGGCGGAGTATGCCAGGGCAAGAGCCGTCGTGACCGAGGTGGACGAGAACGGCGGCATCCTTGATTGGTATCTGCCTGGGGCCAGAAACGGCGACGGAGATGACCAGCACACAGACGCATTCAACTGCGTCCCGCCGTTCGTTGCCCCTGGTGGTGAGTGCCTCGGAAGTCGCTCTGTTCCGAGCGAGTACGGCGCGCCGTGCGCAGAAAGCCATCCGTCGCTGTCATGCGAGTCTGACCTTGAGGGCGTGGATTGCCGCGGCCTCTATTCCGATGTCATCAAAATCGAGCGATGCTCTATCAGATACAGGGGATACGTCGGCTTTCGGGCGTCGGCGCATGCCGAGGCAAGGACGTACAGCCTTTGCAAGAGTCTTTTCTGCCACCCGCCGTGCAGTTGCGGTGGAGACACGACTTGCTTCAACAACTACTGCGGAATCAGGACGATCCCGATCACGTTTGAGATCTTTGCAGTCCAGACGAGGCTCAAGGTTGACATCACGTTGCCTGATAATGTCTCGCCCATTGAATCAGTCGCCGACGCCGTCATAGATGTCAGCGTGGCGGCTCCGGACGAAAATACGCAGACCATCGAACTGCCAGACCCGCCAGCGGAGGCGGCGAACCAAGACGACTTCATCCAGCACCCGCTGTCCCTGTCTGCGAGCGGCCAAGGCCCGCTCGGGCTGTCGGGCTTTTTGCCATACGCAGGCCGCGTCGGGAGTTCGTGGAACGGAACCGCAACTGTCTCTACGTCTCACGGGCGAATCTCTCAGTCTTCCAGCCCGTCAGCAACGCGCTCGCAGTCTGTGTCGATCTCAGGAACGATGTCAGATATCAACGATGCGATGTCGCTGCTTTTCTATTGGCCGCCAGAAAACAGCCAGGGGCAGGACCGCGTGGTTGTTCGGCTGTCGTTCTCTCCGCCGGGGCATGAGAAGCCGCTTCTAGCGACTGCCCGCGCCGCAACGCTGGTTGACAGGTGCGAAGACATCCCAAGCGGTCAGAATGGCTACCCGACCTGCGGCGACGAGAACACGCTCGACCTTCTCATTGGCGGGCTGTACGGTGTAGTCAAAGGGTACGAATACCCAGAATCGCGCCCACTCGGGGGGATTGCGTCATACGAAGTGACTGCCGGCGGCGCGGGGTACGCGGAGTGGGACCACGCGAGCCTGGAGTGGAAGCCGCAGACTAACCTTCGCGTCTTTGTGGATAGCGCGTGGGACGGACTTCGCAAAGACACGAAGGATGTCCTTCATGTCGATCTCTACGCTCACGCCGAGGCCACCGTCGATTTGGACGTAGAGAGCAGCACGTTCGGGCAGATTACGTCGGTCAGTCCGAAGGTGGGTTCATGGGGCGATGGAACTGGCTGGTTCTACTGCCTCCACGGGTACGATCAGATGTGGCGCGCAAACCTGTCGTGGAACTTCTCCTACGATATGTTTACGCAAAGCGGCCTTTACATCACTTCGGCTACATTTCCGGGCGTCATCCACAAGGACGGCTATCGGTTCCCAGCGACGTACCTGTGCGGCGACGTACCGAACCTGACTTGCTTCGGCGAAACGCTCATGTCTCAGTGCGAGGACCGGACCAAGCCGTGCAAGCCGTACCCGAACAACTACCTGTGGTCGTTTGAATACTGTCCAAAGGACTTGTTCAAGGAATACGAAATGATGATTCCGGCCGACAATCTACAGTTGCCGAACGGGCCGACGCTGATTGGCGAAGAAGCCATCCAGAGCCAAATGGCCTACACCCCGCTCGTCTACGACGACGACGGAAACGTGATTGGAGGCGGGAATGCATACCCGAAGTGCGCAAACGCGCTGCAATTCCCTGAAACGTACACGCCCTGCGACGACATCTGCATTTACGAGCCTGGGTATTGGTGCGAGCATCCAGAGGCGGCAGTCACGCATGACTCTGTGTGCTGGCACAACTACCGTGGACAAAACGAGAGTTGGCCTTACTACCCAGACGGCCATATTGCTGTTTTCCCACGCGCCGGGAGCATCTACCTGAACTTCGGCGCAGGGCCAATCAAGTTCTCAATCTCGGCGATTGAGGATCCGGAAGACCAAGAGAACGATGAACGCGAGAGGAGCGTCTACTGATGCCTGAAATCCCGAACTTTCCGACGGCACGAACCATCCCATATGCGGCTCGCCCTGCACGGCTTTCGTGGCAGGCTGTTCACGGCGAAACGATCACCGCTGACTTGCCGTGCGGGCGAGACCTCACGAACATCGACACGGCGGTTCTCTACGTTTTCACCAGCACTACTGGCGGATCGCCGACGGCGGTCCCGTGCCAGATCATCAACTCCAGCGCTGGTGTTGTCCGCGTCGAGTACGACACCTCGTCCACGCAGGTAGGCCAGTGGCGTTGGACGCTGTTCCTGATCGCTCCCACCCAGCCGATTCCGGCATACACAGGCACCGTCGAGATCACCGAAGCATGATCGGTCCAAATACATCCTTTGCGCCGACGAAGGGAATGCTCTGCGATTTCGATGTCGCCGGCGAGTCGTTCGTGTGCAAGAACTGCGGAATACGCATCCCCCAGCGGCTCTCACCTTCTGGCAAGCCGTTCGTCGTCTGCACCAAGCCGGTTGTTGGCCGTCCGGAACCGGAGCCTGCCGGCCTCGGCGACATGGTGGCGTCTGCCCTGGACGGCGTCGGCATCACGAAGGACCGCGTTCAGGCGCTTGCCAAGAAGGTCGGCATCAACGACTGCGGATGCAGCCGCAGGCAAGAGATGATGAATCGCTTTGGGCAGAAGTACCTCGGCATTGGCCGTCCGAAGAAATGACTCATGGCTACAGAACACCACTTCACGCTCATGGGCAGGAGGTGGCCGATGCGGTTCACCAAACTGCGCGGCCAAGCGGTCGGCTGGGCATACCTTCCAGACACCAAGAATCCAAACCTCAAGCGCAAGATCCTCATCGACGAAAGGCTAAAGCGGCGTTCCCTCCTCGAAACCCTCATCCATGAGTGCCTCCATGCCATCTTCCCGCAGATGTCCGAAGAGACCATCACCGAAGCCGCCAGAGACCTCGCCAGAGTCCTGTGGATCCTTGGATACAGGCAGCAAAATCCTTGACCGCGTCATGTTGGTGGCCAGAACTGGCCGCGAGCGCGAGAACTGGACGATGCGGCTCCCGGCCGCAGTCCTGAAAGAACTGATCGAGGTCCGGGAGAAGTTTCTCAGCGGCGAGACCGGGTTCTCTGCCCGCTCGCTCGCCTGGGCTGTCGTGGACGACTTGGCAACAACTCATGGTCTCACAAACGTGTGTAGCCGGGAGACCATGCGGATATGGCTGTCAAAGAAATGACCGACCGCGTTATAGCAGTCGCGGCCGACGCCGAGGCGGCGCGGCTTCGCGGAGAGATCACTGACCTTCGCAGGAAGTACAACGCCGCGCTGGCTCAGATCGAGCGCGAAAAAGAGGCCCGCGAGAGCATCACGGCGCTGGCAGGCGTGAAGTCCAGGAAGATCACCAGGGCGAGAAAAAGCGGAAAGCGGCCAGACGCCACCGCAATCCTGGTTTGTTCAGATTGGCACGTTGAGGAGTACGTTGACCCTGCCACGAACGTGCCTGGGAACGAGTACACCCTTGAGATCGCTGATCGCAGAATCAAGCAACTGGTTCAGCGGGCCGGAATGCTCATCGAGCATGAGAAGTCCCTGACGAACATCAGGCGCGTCGTCGTGGCGGCCCTTGGCGACTTCGTGACGGGCCATATTCACGATGACCTCGTCGAGACCACACAACTTGCGCCGCTGGCAGCGATTCGCTGGGCCGGCGAGAGGCTTGGCGGCGTGATCGACGCCATGTCGGAGATAGCCCCCGTCCTGGTCGTGACGGCCAGCGGGAACCACGGCAGGACTACCCACAAGCCCCGCATTGCTACAGAGAACGAGCATTCGTTCGAGCAGCACTTGTATCTGACGATGGCCGCGCAGGAGAAGCGCAAGCACGTTTCGTGGCAAGTCGGCGCGGGCTATCTCAACATCGCAGACCTGGACGGGTTCCCTGTCAGGTTCCATCATGGTCACGCCATCCGGTTCGGTGGTGGCGTGGGCGGCCTGACGATCCCGGCAAACAAGGCCATAAGCAACTGGAACATTTCCAGGCGCGTCCAACTGGACGTATTCGGTCACTGGCACACGTTTTCGTGGCTTCCGTACAGGTTCGTGGCAAACGGTAGTTTGATCGGCCACAACGCTTTCGCGGATAGAATCAAGGCCGAGTTCCAGCCCCCGAGCCAGAGTCTCGTCGTCGTGGATCACAGCCACAGCCGCGTCACCAAAGTCCTCCCGGTGTTTGTTGCATGAGCGAAATCGAACTCCTTCGCATCGCAGCCCACGCCGCCAGCACCCGCTCAGGAGACCCAAGAACACAAAACGGGGCCGTTTTGTCTCGGCCGGACAACTTCATTGTGTCGGCGGCAAACTCGTTCCCGGCAGGCGTCAGGCCAAGGGCGGAACCGCCGGAGAAGTACACCTACATCGAACACGCCGAGCGAAACGTCATCTACAAGGCGGCCTCGATGGGCTGGCCGACGGGCGGCGCGACCATGTACTGCCTATGGTTCGCCTGCGCAGAGTGCGCGAGGGCCATTGTCCAGGCGGGGATCTACGAAGTAGTCGGACTCGCGAAGACCAGGAACGCAACGCCCGACAGATGGCTGGATGCCGTCCAGGATGGCGAGGACATCTTGCGTGAGGCTGGAGTTGGAATGCGGTGGCTCGGCGAACGAATCGGGGCCACGATCATGTTCGACGGCAAGGAGATGCACCTGTGATTCTTGTTGGCATCCACGGCGCAGCCGGGGCTGGGAAAAACTCGTTTGCAGAAGCCCTGATTCAAGGGACTCACTGGGAAGACAGGGCGTTCGCCGGCCCGCTCTATGAGGCCGTCTCGGTCATCACCAGGATGCCCGTGCCGTGGCTCAAGGACCGCAAGAACAAGGAGACCGTCATCCCGTGGGTCGGAAAGTCCCCGAGGGAACTCCTTCAACTCCTGGGGACTGACTTCGGCCGGAACATGGTCCGGGACGACTTCTGGATCCAACTCGCCATGCAGCCGCCGACGAACCCGGAGTCCACCGGAATCGTCTACACCGACGTTCGGTTCGACAACGAGGCAGAGGCCATCATCTCTCGCGGGGGCGTGGTCATAGAAGTCGTGAGGCCGGGTGTCTCCTGCCTCGCAGGAGACACGCAGACACACCCCAGCGAGAAGCCCCTCTCGCGCCACCTGATCTTTGAGACCATCCAGAACGACGGCACCATGGATGACCTCCGCGTGGCCGCGGAATCAGCCCGCGTGAGGCTACTGGCCAATATAATGAGTGTGTGACACGCCACGGGTGGCCCATCGAGGCCCGCAACGCACAAGGAGGTGAAGCATGGAACCGAAGATTCGGCGAAAGTTCAAGGCGGTCGGCGTAACGATCTCCACCGCCACTGCATCTTCAACGACCCTCAGATGGGACGACGTTGCTGGCGGCACCCTTGAAATGGGGACCGTCTCGACCAGCGCTACCTCCATCCAGTTGTGGGCGTCCGACGCCATGACGGGGGCATTCGGCCGCCTTTACAACGCCGACGGCTCCGCGGCCGACATCACGCTTGCCCCGTCTGCCTCCGAGTCACGGGTCTACTCGCTTCCTGACGCCTGCTACGGCGCCGGAGCGATCAAGTTGGTGGCTGCGAACGCAGCCGGAACCGGGGCGGTCTGTATCGTCACCATGAAGACCTGACCGTGACTGACGCCCTGTGGGTTCTGTCGGCGTGGTTGATGGCAGACTTCATGTCCGGGGTCTTCCACTGGTGGGAGGACCGCTATGGCGTTGAGGATTGGCCCGTCATCGGGCCGCTGATCGTGTCCCCGAACATCATGCACCACACCCAGCCGCGGGCGTTCCTGGAGGGCAGCATCCTCCAGCGGAACTGGACTACCGTCGTGCCGGCCGCCCTGTTCGCCGCCGGCTGTGTCTGGGCCGGCTGGAACTGGCTGGCGCTGGCCTGTGCGTTCACCGGGGTGGCCAACGAAGTCCACGCCTGGGCGCACCAGAAGTGCTGCCGGCAGATCCGTGGGCTTCAGATGCTCGGAATCCTGCAAAGCCAGGAGCAGCACTCGCAGCATCACACGCAGCCTTTCAGCGAGAACTACTGCGTGATGACTGACCTTGTGAACCCGGTGCTTGAGCGGGCCGGTTTCTGGCGCGGAGCGGAGTGGGTCATCAAGCAGTGCGGGGTAGAACCGAGCCTGGAAAGGGAACTGGCGTGAACAAGGAAACCCTGTTCAGCATCATCGAGAAGTACGGGTTTCCGGTCTTCGTGGCTTCGGCTCTCGGAATCTCGCTCCGAGAGGACGTAGTCAAGCCGCTTGTCGCCGAACACACTCAGTTCGTCAAGAGCGTGATAGAGACCCAGAAAGAGATTGCCAAAACGGTCAGCGAACAAACAAAACTCCTGTACGCGCTCCAGCCGAGAGCGACTGAAAGCGCCGAGTAAAAAATGCCTCTCTCGCCTCGCACCTTTCGCCCGGCGTCCACCGGCTTCACCCCCCGCTCCATCAGCGGCCTCGCCCTCTGGCTTGACGCTGCGGACAGCAGCACCACCTACACCACCGACGCCGGGCCGGTGACGGCGGTGACGGCGCCGACGGACATTGCGGGGTGCGCGCTGTGGTTGGACGGTGCAGACTCGTCGGCGTCCAGCATGGCGCTGAACGGCTCGCTTGTCGAAACGTGGAAGGACAAGACCAGCAACGGCAGAGACTTCACGGCAACCAGCACTGCAAGGCCAACGCTCACAGGCTCCGCGATCAACGCTCGCAGCGTCGTCACGTTCAACGGTTCGTCCAATACGATGACCGGCAACGCGGCAGCGCAGGACGTTATCCGCAACCTCGCGGGTTATACCGTGTTCACGGTGCTGCGGACGACGACGGTCGCAGCGGGCGAGCGACTCGCATTCGGCGTTGGCGCGACAGTGCTGTTTCGCGCAGGTCAGACCGACAGTCGTTCGTTCATCGGAGGCCGTCGCGTTGGAGGCGACACTCTGGAAAGCGTTACCGGAACAGCGGGAGAACTGACGGCCAACGCCGCCTTCATTCAGTCGGCCGTCGTCAATCACACGGCGCAGTCGCTGACCGGCCTTCGCAACGGTACGGCATACGGAACTGACACAACCTACATGGCGGCTGGCGTCAGCGAGAACGTGGCGTCGTCGGTGTCGGTCGGGACGCAGGCCGGTGGCACATACGGCTTCTGGAACGGAGACATAGCCGAAGTAGTCGTCTACAACACTGCCATCTCCACCGCCGACCGCGCCCGCGTCGAAGCCTACCTCGCAACCAAGTGGGGCATCAGCGGCGTCCACGCTCCCGCCACCGCGACGAGCGATCCGGTGGGGTACTGGGCCGACAAGAGCGGCAACGCGAGGCACGCTACGCAGGCGACGGGGGCGAGCCGCCTGACTGTCAGCGGTACGGCCTTGAACAACCGGAAGCAACTCGGCCTTGCGTCGCAGCATCTTCGCGGGCCGTCGCTCTCATGGAACGGATCAGTCACGGCTTACTGGGTAGGCCGAACGGGTCAGGCTTCCAGCGGGGCGGTGGTGTTCCATGATGGATCAGTTGCCGACCAGACCGACGCCTTCCACTGTGGATGGCTCAACGCGCAGGGCGTCGGCGCATACGGAAACGGCTGGGGCAGCGGCAACGCGCCAAGGGCGGAGTCGCCTTCTGCTTGGCGGTCTGCGGACATTGTCGCTGGCGTCACACTGTCTGGCACAGAATCGCTCGCTCGCGTCAACGGCGCGACAGTCAACACGGTGGCAGGACTAACAGGCACCCTGTCACAGTCAACGCCGGGATCGTTCTACATTGGCCGAGAGGCTTCTGGAACGTGGACGAACCTCAACGGCACGCTGGCCGAACTGCTCATCTACCAACCGGCCCTCAGTGCGTCACAGAGGCAGCGAGTCGAACGCTACCTCGCCGCCAAGTGGGGCATCACGCTGGCCCCGCAGGTCAGCAACGCCGACGCGCAGGATTGGATCAACCGCGTCTACGCGAACGGCGGCACGGTGTCGTCCAGCACGGCG